CTCTAATCCTTTCTCTCATGATTCATCCATATGGCAAATGCACCTGTCATCGCTCCAGTGACAACAGACACCAATCCAGCCTGTGAGGGTGAAGGGTCTGGCAAAGTCATGAACCACTCAACAACCCGCCAACTCATCAATGTCATGATAGCCATCATCAATCTTGGTAGGATTTTCCATTTCAAGAATGTTTCGACTGTCATGTTACATACTCCGTGCCAAAAGCCCAATCAGCAGCAAGATTATAGTTCCTGCCGCAGCAATCAAAATGCTCTCAATACGCTTGATACGCAGGATTGTTTCTTTCCAGCGTTCTGCGCACACTGCTTCATGCGTGTCAAGTTCTGCTTTGATTGATTGCACTGTGGGCTTGGTCATTCATTAGATCTCCTCAGGCCAATCATTGATTGGGGCATTGCCTGTGATATTCCCATCATCATCGACAGGCGCATCAAACAGCGCAACAAAAGCTGTATGGTCAGCCGCGCCATCAATCGCCGCTTCGATGGCGTTTGAGGCAGCCCTCACGCTTGCTCTATAATCGAGTGTCGCTTGGTCAACAGAATAGTCAGCAACCTCACTAGCTTTGATTACCATCCAATCAGTAGGCTCTAACAACCCACCAGCCTGCCGCTTGATTGTGGCTTTCCACTGCGACTTGAGGCCAAGAGTGACGACCTGTTCACCATTCAGCATCACAGGATTGCCATCAACATCAACAGCGTTGACATCATCCAGAGCCTTTGGCGTGTTGGCATCCCACCAGAAACGGTTGTCAAATGGCTCAGGATCATTTTCCCAAACGAGGCCAGCTGCAGCCTTTTCTTCATCAGACCAGATCATCCAGTTTCGGGGGTGAGTTATTCCATTTTCATCCCGCCAGCTTCTGCCAGCACGGATATATGTATCATTGTATTTCCAAGCCATCTTTATCTCCTATCGTGCATTGGCATATTTGAATGGTTGTTCGGCTATGGCTAAGTAGATGTAGGTTGCGCCAGAACCATTAGTATCTGCGCTATTGTCCCTCATTTTGAAACCGTTTGATACTAGGTCTAAGCGGGGGTATGATGCGCCATTATATTCTGAATTATTGGTATTAGCATAAAGAAAGTCATTGTCTACATTGTAACCACTTCTTCTGTTATCCCACATTACCCACTCGCCAGATGCGCTTGACTTCTTAGTCAGCACAAACGCAGGACGGAATCCTGTATAAACAAAGGAGCCATCTGACGAACCATTGCCCACATATAAACCCACCTTACACAGCCCTTCCGCATTTGCGAAACAGTAGGCTATGCAGTCACCAGAGCCAAATATGTAATCATCATCCAAACTAAACACTGATGATGTTGGGTTGGCCATTCCGAATGGGTCATTCAGCTTTGCGGTTGTTTGGTTTAACGCAAGGTAATCAACAGAACCATCAATGATGTCTGTGAATGTATACCAAGCCCCACCAGTTGTATCCCTATTTTTAGTAATAATCAAAGATGGCTTTTGTCCAAGGCCGTGTCCTACTGTATAGCCGCCAGCCTGTGTGGTAAATCCTACAATGCTAAACCAGCTCTGTTGGCTAGTAGAACCCACACTCACAGAGCTGGAAATACTGCCATCGGTGTTGCTTACGCCAGCACCGCCAGCTTTCCAGTTCCAAGCAACAAATGTGCTGCCACTTTGGTTCAAGCCATCAGCAGTAGAGTAGTCTGATGCGTTTTGGTTAAATGTAAATCCAGTTGAACTAACTGAATTAATAACGCCTCTGTTTGGATAATCTGTTTCTGAACCAGTTAAACTTGTATAAAGATTATTGTTTGTATTAAAGCCACGAACCACATCTTGGATGGCGTGATGGTCCATTGAGGCAGATGAACGCGACTTGTGCCAAATGAAGTCAGCCGCAAAATCTAAACCGCTAAGTGTTCTTGGGTTTGAACCGTCACCAGTCCACAATAAAGTATTAAAGTAATCCTCTGGCGTTTCATCAGCCAGCGTGTCGATAGCACCCTGTGGTAGGTTGGCTGAACAGAGGGCTAAGAAGCCGGATGGTGGGGCGTATTCAAACGTGCCAATTCCGTTTTCATCTGCGTTTGCAGATGCTACATCTTTGCTGTCTTGCCCAAAATTAACTGAATAAGTTTCATTATACGAACCGCCCCTCGTCAGGCATACAGTAAGTTCTGTCACGGCATTTGTAAAAACAGCGCTTACATCTAAACCACCAGTCCCAGCAGAGGGGTCACTGCTACCACGATATGTGCCGTTTTTTGCAACATAAAATTTTTGGTTATCAACATCTAAAGCAAATGAATAAATATCTCCGTTGCTTGTTGAGTTATTGCCTTGCGAATTGTAAGGACTAGATTGAGTTGAACCGTTAACATCTACAGCTTGGTTATAGGTACTCATAAAAACGCCTTTTGACTGGGCTACTTCATCGTAGCCTAAACTAGCGTCTGCCCCAAAACCAACATAAACACCACCGCCACTAGCATAAGAATCAACGTGGAGTTCCCAATACCATTTACCGCTTGTTGGTATTGGCATTGTGCCGTGAATACCCCTATTGTTTGTAGAGGTTGCTATTTTCAGATTACCTTCTGAAAGTGTACCAAGAGTGCTATAAGCTAATGGATTTAATGTGCAAAAATTATTGGTCGGGCTGTCCGGCACGACATCGCTGGCGGCTAGGCCGCTATCTGTGAAGTGATTATTGTTACCACTAGTATCCGCACCGATTGTTGAAGCTGATGCTCCACCTGTGCCAGTTTGTTTAAACTCAAGACGATAGCCGTTATTGCCGAAAGTCAGACCGCTTGTGTCCTTTGCAACCCAAATTCCGTTTTTAGTCTCCGCAAATTCTGTCGGCGCATAGCTTTGACCATCGCAGAAATTGATTTCAGCAAGGTAATGGTCACAGCCTGGATTGCCGTTTGCAATGCCTGTCTTACCGCCCCAGTTTTGTGATACGCCACTTGCATTAATAAATGACCAAGTTGACTGTGTAATACCATCTGATGTCGCCGTATATTCTACGCCGTTAACATACATTCGCAGTCGATTTGCTTGTGTGCCTTCGGTCAAATTTGCTCTAAAAACAAAGTGATACCAAGCACTTGAATCACGCCAGAGTTGATTTGCCCAATTTTTATTTCTAGCTCCTGGCAACTCTGTTTGATGCGTAATATAGTGGTTAACAAATGAGAAAAAGCTATAAGCAGAGCCACTAGTCCCAGCACTAAAAAACTCATTGACGCCCTGATTAGTGCTTTGGTTCCACCGCTTAATCCAAAAACTCATAGTCCAAGTTGTTGAACTGCTTGGCGTTCCGGCTGTCCATTGCAAAGTGGTGTTATCCGCGTCAGACATACGCAAAGACTGGCCAATGCTGTAGCTGTAAAACGACCCGCCAGAGTTATACATCCATTGCTGTGATCCAAATGGTCCTGACATGCTTTAATCCTTATGCAAAAGCCAGTTGTGGTGTGCCAAGCAAGATACGTCCGCTGGCAATTACAATGTACGGAATCAGGTCGGTTCCGCTTGCTGACAAGGTAATCCCTGCACCACCAGCAGTTTCATAGTCGGTTCCAAGTGATACGGTGTATCCGCCAGTTTGTGTGATTGCGATAAATCCTGACTGACCAACCTTTTCTGTAGTCGGGTTGGCAAGGGTGATGTTGCCTGTCAAAGTCAATACAAAGTTTTGGTAAGTATCGAAGTCGAGGGTAGTTGACCCTGTGATGCTACCTGCAGTTTGTGTGTCGGCAACAGCAGAACCGCTGATGTCTACACCGTACGATGTAGTTTCAAACTTTGCGCTGTTGTCGTAGTAAAGTGTTACAGCACCATCTGCAACAAAGGTTGCAAGATTTTCGCCAGTGTATTTTCCTAATGAAATGCTATTTGACCGAATGCTTAAAACGCCTGTGCCAGCGTCATCAATAAAACTGTTGCTTCCATCGTGAAAAATCTCAAGGTCATTACCAGCACCAAATAGTGCTTTTTCGTTGTCACCCAAAGACACACCATCAGCAGTCACAGTGCCTGTGACTGTGACACCGCTAGAGGTGGTGGCTAGTTTGGTTGAGTTGTCATAATAAAGAGTTACTGCGCCATCTTGAACAGCACCTAAATAATTCTCACCAGTGGCAGAACGAAGATATAAATTAGTGCCTCCAAGAAAAAGATTTCCAGTGCCACCATCATTAATGTAACTATTACTACCATCGTGATAAATCTGCAAATCTTGGCTGTCGCCAAACTGAGCCTTGACATTGTCAGCAAAATCAAGATCTCCAGTGAGTGTTCCACCACCACCACCGAGCAGATCAACCTGAGTGACTGCGGCACCTGAACCTGCGCCATCGGTGTAAACCATTACAGTCGCACCATTGCCAATGGTCACATTGCTGCCTGATCCCTGCGAGATGCTGATTGATTGAGAGCCAGAGGTTGAGTTCTTGATGACCCAAACTTTGTTGACTGTGTTCGGAGCCAGAGTCATTGTTCTGGTGGTCGTAAGGCTGACCCCAGAAGTTACATTCAAAAAGAATGCACGCGCATCGTCGCTGGAACCATCACTCATGGTGACAGTCGTATCAGCATCCGAGGCAAATGACTCTGTTCCTGAACCCCAAGCCTGTGCGATCAACTCAAGATTTGTATTAGAGATTGTGCCCCAAGTGCCAGACTTTTCACCTGTGGCCATTTCCTCCAGACGGAGGTTGTTTACATAAGTGCTAGCCATGGGTCTTTATCTCCTCAGTCAATACGCAGAATAGCAGTTGATCCAGCTGCAGGGAAAACGATGCGGAATGTGCCTGATGATACTGTGAAGTCACCACCAAAGTCCAAAACAGCAATCGAGTTGTCGCCAGCTGTAGTATCATTGTAAATCAAAGCACCGCGAGCAGTGAATGATGCAGATGTCCACTCAGGATCATCAAAATCAACATAAGCAGTCGTGCCACTCGTTCCGATTGTTGCACCTGTCAAAGTTACGCCACCTGCTGAATAGCCTGTGCCGCTGACTTCATTTGTTGCGGTGTATGCGGTTGTGCTTGCATCCAAAGTTGCGGATGAAGTGTAAAGTGCAATCTTGATGGTGTCCGTATCAAGATCCTGTTCTTTTTGGAACAGATCCTCTTTGAACGAGGTGCACATTGCCTGTGTGATAGCCATTGTTAAATGCCTCCGTTATACTCAGCTGTGTAGTTCCTTGCCATTTCCTGCTGGAACAGTTGCACAGCCTCATCAAACTGTCCCTTGTATAAGTTTAGCGTTTCTGACGCTTTAAGAAAAGCAGAAGTTTCATAAAGTGCCGCAGCAAGCAGAACAGCCTCCGCATGGTCGCCTATCCAACTGTTGGCGTTGCCTGTGGAAAGTCCTGTTTCTGGTGCTATGAAATCAACCTGATAAGAATATGTGTCATCTGGGGTCGGAGCCAGAGTTATTGTTATGTTGTTGGTTGGATCAGCATCTTTTGTGGTATACATGATTGGCTTGGCAGTCAGTGCTGAGTTTGGCCAATAATCACGCAAATATGAATCAATGCGGTGATTGAGGTATTCAACATTGCTGGAGTTGGTGATTGAAACTTGACGGATCATTCGTGCATTCGCAACATCATAATCAGCAGTGCCAATTACCAGAGAGCCTGTTGCATTTTGTCTGTAGCAAGGTAGGCTAGGCAACCTTTGAAAGATCATCTCTTCAGCCTGATCAATAATTTGGTCAATGGAGTTTGACAACTCTGTTGAGTCGTCTTCCATGAAGTTTTGTATATTAGCAACTAGCTGTGTGTAATTCATTATTCACCCCATGCTCCAGATCCCCAAGCACCTTCACCCCAACCCTCATTGACTTGGATCTCTGTGATGGTGCCTGTGGTGCCAGTTCCTGCGACTCCTGTTTCAATGACTTCAGATGCGGAAACCTCATTACCGACATTGCCTGTAGAACCTATACCTGAAATTCCTGTTACAATCAATTGAATGTTGCCATCGCCAGAAACTCCGAAGCCTTCAACTGCTCCTGTTCCTGCTACGCCTGTTTCGTTTATGACAGACTCAAGTGTTTCAGTGCCAGTCGTACCTGTTCCCGCCAAGCCTGTTACACCGATGTCTGTTTCAAGAACTTCAGCCCCGACAACACCTGTTCCTGCCACACCTGTTTCATTGATTATTGATTCAAGAACTTCAGTGCCGATTGCGCCAGTGCCAGCTACGCCAGTGACTGGGGCATCTGTGGTTATAAAGAATGTTACAGCCCCAATTGCGCCTGTGCCAGCCAAGCCTGTTTCAATAACGACAGACTCAGAAGTCTCATTACCGACATTGCCTGTTGATCCTGCACCAGATATGCCAGTGACAATCAAGACGATGTTTCCATCCCCAGAGATTCCGAAGCCTTCAACCGCGCCAGTTCCAGCTACGCCATTAACTGCTACATCTTCAGAATCAGAAGCAACAGCCACCCCGACAACACCAATCCCTGCGACGCTTGAGGCATTGACTGTCATGTCTGCCCGAATGTCTGCTATGAAACCTGTTGTCCCTTTTCCTGGAACACCAACTGGTGGCCTTTGGCGTGGATCTAGAAATGGATCGTAATTATATCCAATGAAAAACTCAACATTGTTTGGGTCGTTGTCTGGCCTTGGATTAAAAAGTGCCGTCGCATCAACAACATTTTTCGCTGGAGTTAGTTGGGGGTGTTTTGGTTCCCAATCTTCAGGCTCAACACGCAGTCCGTCCCAAGTTGTCTTGAGCGAGGTATAAGGCACTTTGAATCCTGAGCGATCACCTATCGCGAAAGATCTTTTGCCTCTTGCTCTTTTGACTGATGCCATTTAACCCAAATTCAATCCTGTTGGGCGAACACGCAATGTCACCCCATCATTGTCTGTTGATGCTGCGAACTCAAATGCTCTTTCATAAACTTGGTTAAGCAGATTGAATTTGTCAGGCATATATTTAAGTGCCAACTTGCTAGCCAGCCCTGCACATATGCAATCACTCCACCTATAAGGTATGTCGGTATCTTCATTTGATGCAGTTACATCTTCAAGTTGATTGATTGACCAATAAACAAGGCTGTAATTATTGCTGTCAGGAACTTGCCAAACATACAAGACTGGTGTGTATTGCTTGTCAAGCATGTATTGAGATGGCTTGGCCTGAGTTGTTTTGTTCGGGATCTGGTTGTAGTCTGATATGCTGACCCTCGGCAGGACTGTGTCTGATTGAGTTCCACCGACAGTTTCCCTGATCACAACATCCATCAAGTCAATGGTTCCGACAGGCAGCGTGTAAGTCGTTGTGCCTTGCGTCAGAGCCAGCGTATTGTTTTGAACAGCCCAATAGTTTATGCCTCTGTTTGCAAATTCACTAAATAAAAGATTTAGGCTTCTGCGTGCAGCACTGGCTTGATAGCCTGTCATATTCTGAGCATCCATACCGACTCGCTCAAAAGACTCAGCGATTATTTCTTCAACATCTGGCCTGAATGTGTAGGTTCCTGAAGTAGCCATTATAAAGACTCCTCAACGATTATTCCATCAAACGAGGCTGAAACTGCGTTCGCCTGATTCTTGTTACATATTGCCCTGACCTCAACATCTGATTTTTCAGGTATTTTAAGAGGCTGAGCAAATGGATAAAGTATTTCGCCTTCAGAGACATCAACTTTGACTGCTGTCCTGAAAACTTCTCCAGGATTCCTGACCATGAAGCGCACAGTCATGAAAACGCCACCTGATGTTGCTGTCCCATGAGTGGCCACGCCTTGATAAACATACAGGCTTTTTCCTGCTGGAACTGTATAAACAGCCATGAGGGTCTGATTTTCACCTGCTGTTATTTGGGCGTAGGTTGTCCCTCCATTGGCGATTGTGATGTTTCCTGTAGGAGCGGAGCCTCCAGTTATGTAAGCTCTGTATACGCGCAAAAAAGTCTGCGTAGTGGTGTAGGTTCCAGAGCCGTTCAGCGTGAAAGCCTCAGAAACTTCCAAATAATTAGCATCCAGCCCAAAAATTATGCCTGTAATGCCTGAATCAGACGCTCCACTGGCACTCGTAGCAGTCATAGCCACAGCTGAAGCAGGATATGCGTAGGTTCCACCAGAATCCCAGATGGTTTCATTCACATTAATGATGCTCGGGTTGTATCCGTATTTGAAAAGTGAGGTGTGATACGGGATTTGGCCACGAGATATTTGGAGCTCGAATGGCTCCGTAGTTCCAACCCTGCTGATTGAAGATACTTGAGCCATTCGATCCTCCTTAGTATTCTTTAGCCACCCTCAGAACTACCTGATAAGCATCACCTGCGGCAGCTGACCCTGTTGTGGTAAATTTAACATCACCAGTTGGGCTTGTGCCGTATGAAGTTGTTGATGGCAAGCCACCAAACTTTTCAAAATTGTGATAACCCTGTTGGCTTTCAGCTAAGTGCATGACAATAACATCAGTGCTAGCATCAGCCAACACTTCTACTGTCAGTCCTTCAATGATCCACCAACACTCAAGTATTCTGACGCCTGTGCATGTGTCGCCATTTGAACTCTTAACGAGAGACGAGACATCAATCTTGGTGACTGCACTTTCATTACCTGTATCAACATACTGATATTGAAAAGCGAACACAGCCTCACGAGGGTTGTCGGCTATCGTAGTTGTGGTTACGATGTCAGCCATCAGTTACCCTCCTGATTATGAGAGGTTGTTATTCTGCAAATACAGAACAGTTACAGTTGCGGCACCTGCGGTTGCTGCAGTTCCTGTTTGATTGTAAGTGACTGTGACATCAACATCAGTTGAGCCAATATCAATCAAGTTGCCAATCTGAGAAACATCAGAGGTCGCAAGAACCCGAGCTTGAGAGCCAACAGCCAATGCGTCTGCATACTGATCAGCAGTTGAGCCATCACCAATATCAAAAGTATTAGTTGTGCCTGCATCAAATGCAGTCGTTACATCTACAGTGATTTGGAAAATTTGGCTGTTTGCAGGAACAGTTGCGACTACAGTTGTAGTGCCATCAGCTCCGAAAACTACATTTGCACTTTGTGCCATTAAAACAAAGCCAACATTTGCCTTGTCTGTTCCGACTGTGGTGCCAGTCGTTTCTTTGATTGTTCCAGCCTTAATAGGTCCAGAGAAAGTTGTTGTAGCCATTTTTATCTCCTGTCGTGGCTAGTGTCTGCCGAGGCAGTCAGGATTAAAGTTGAGGGGAGGACTTGTGCCCTCCCCCACATTCATTATGCTCCTTCGGAACCGAAGATGCCACGCCAATCGGTGAAGCCGAACGAATAACGCTCACGCACCTTATAGCGGACATTGCCAGTTTCAAAGTCACCTTCCATGCCCTTTTTAAGAGGCGAACGCTGGAAGTGCTTCAGGCCATCAGGAACATCCGTCATAATGAAGAATGAATCTGAATCTGCCAGACGACGCATCACATGGTAACCCTGAGGCAGTGCCTGTGCGTAGCTGAGACTCAAGCAGACGCTCTGCAACAAAACTGTATGCAGTCGGGATGACTAGCATTGTGCCTTGTGCAGCGATGCGGAGACCGCGATCGTCTTTCATGTCTGCGATTTGAATCAGCATTTGCTCCAGAGAAGTCTCTGAAAGGTCTGCGGCAGTGGCCAGAGTGTTTGACTGGTTACCAGAACGAGTCGGGTGCGCAGTGTTACACAGGGTCACGCCATCACCACCAGTTACACCTGAGCCTGTGAAGGCATTGTTCAGGACATTGGCTGCTTTGATTTCCTTTGTGGAAGCCATTGAGCGAGCCAGTGCTTTTGTGTAACGAGCAG